TTGTACTCTTGATACCTTCTAGTCTAGCTCTGGGGTCAGCAAAATAGTTTGTACCCAAGTCTTTTTGCAATCCAATCTGTACAGCCTTCTTGACTAAGTCTTCAACAGGTCCATACTCGCCCTGCTCTAATAAGTCAGCACCCTTTAAGATTGCTGCTTCAAGTGCCTTGTGTCTACTGAATGTTTCAAACTCTAACAGTAGCCAATCATAATGATTCTCTTGTAAATCGCCAGGGTGTTTTAAATTTGCATCTGTTGCCGCATTGATCATATCAAACGTGGGCATAGCATTATGTTCAGTTACATAATCATTCAAGAACCTAGCAGGTGCCTCCAAGCGTCTATCAAATGCCTTTGGGTTAAAAACTGTTTGGCATCTAACAAATGTCTCAGCATCTGTCATCATCATTTCTAGATATACTTTTTGTATATCATATCCATAATCTGTATTCTGTCTTGTCATATTAATATTATATATCCTACGTTACTGTTCATGTAAACCACTTTTTGGCTTTTAGTCTTATCTTTAATGCATTTGATTCTGCACTACTTACAATACTGTACAGTGTGTATAAACGACCGTGTGCATTAACACAGTCACCTATATCATTTATATCACTAGTCCAATCAGGCAAACTAACGCTCCAACCTAATTCTATAGCACGTTCTACTAGTTTACTTCCTGCACTATCTCTATCAGGAACAACTATAACTTCTTTGCCTATTCTGTTCAACAACAATGCTTGACCGTCACTGATCTCACTGCCACCCAATGCACATCCTTCAACGTGTATTGCATCAAGTTGACCTTCACATAGTATAGTAAAGATCTTTTGCATTCGTTGTTCGTCCATACCAAATACAAATCCTGGTTGTACTTCTGTCAAGTACTTAGGCTTCTTGTCTGGCAGTATACTACGAGCTGTCCAACCTACTACCTTACCTTCATATAAAAAAGGAATAATTAATCTATCACGATACCCTAGTTCGGGTGTCCAATAGTAGTCCATGTCATCAATGTACAAGTTACGCTCTTTCATGTATTCAAAAATCTTTATTAAGTTTTTGTCTACACCGCCTGGCTCCATCGCACAATAGTCTGCCCAGTCTTGTAACTTACGAGCAGATTCGGGCAACGGAACAGAACTAAATGTTGGAAGTTCGGCTATACGAGTTTTTGCCTCGACTCCTTCATTTTCTCTCATAACATCTAAGCCAACCTTGTTGATTACATCGTCAGGTGCTCCTAGCCACTGTAAGAGCTTACGCATCTTATGAGAAAAGTTTCTGCCCGGCTGCCAACTGGCTTTAAAACCACAGTTGAAACAATGATAGCTAACGCCTCCATCGTTTTGTATAACACCGCCACGTTGTCTTTTATCAGCACTTGTACCGTTATGCACACAGCAAGGCGCATTAAAGGACAGCCATCCGCTAGGAGTTTGTTTCCTCTTAGCAGGCAAATAGGCAAGGACAGTGTCAACTAATATACTCATACAAGTATTATAGCAGAAATCTATAGTAAAGTCAATGAGTTTTGATTACCGAAAAGTCTAGTTTCTTACTAGTATTTTAGTAATCTTTGTGTCAGGATCAGCACTAGCACTAAAGCGTAGATGATTGAATACACCATTAAAGTTAACTGGTACTGGCTCTGATTCACTACCAGTAAATGTAAGAGTAGCAATGTCAGCCCAGTGTGTAGTGCCGTCTACAGTGTTATCTAGTGTACCTTGTACTACAATATCACCTATGTAACTATCTGTGTACATAGCGGCTGTGTGTAAAGCAGAATTACCGTTAATAGCAGGTTCGGCTGTAATAGTTTCACTGTTCCATACTGTGCCTGCTTGTGTGAATGTTGTAATTGAATAACTGTTAGCTGGTCCAGGAAATGCTGAAGCACTTACATAGATTGTGCCAGTTGCACCAAATGCTTCGTCGTTGTATGTAATTGTTTTTGCACCAGTAGTATTGTCAACTAGGTATAGACTATATGACAAGTATTGTTGCTTAACATTAAGTAAATCGTTTTCAGTTACAGTTACGTTGAACAATCCTCTAGTTGCTGCACTATCGTCTCCGACATTAAGCACACCATCGTGTTCAATAATTAGTTTTTTATTTTCATCGAAAGCAACAAACTTAGGCGTTTTGCCTGCGACATCGATTGGTTTTTGATCACCGTTTTTAAGACGAAACTCAAGCACATTGTCTATGCCTTTGTAAACTGTTAGATTTCTTTGATACACTGGTCTATACTCCGTTATGAATCCTGCTTCATTAGCAATAATTGTAGTCTGATTAGGAACTAAATACCTTGACGTTAACATAAGTATATTTATTACAAAAAGGTTCTAATGTTATTAAAAGATATTAAAGAAAACTTTCCCTTTATAAGTGTTGTGCATTACGGTGGCAACGAGTACGTCGGCATCATCGTAAATCAAGATCAGTACGTTACTACAATGTACGTGTACACATCACTTCATACAGAAGAAGACAAAAAGTTATTGCTAGACTTAGGCGATATATGGTGGTGGGAAAGTAATCGATTGATTCCGATTAGTATCTTTCTTCGTAACGAAATTCAAAGTCTTGGGTATTCAATGATTACAATGAATAGTAAAGATGTAAAGGTTACACTAGGGCCAACAGTTAACTTAGGCAATCTAAGTATTAAAAGAGTGAAACGTAAACAAGTCCAACTTGTTAAAAAGCCTAAGGATTAAATTCCTCACATATTAAATTCATATGTACTACTACGCTCATTGCATAAGCAAAGGCGTGAGCCTTCTTGAAATAATATTCATTGTTTGTTGGCTTCGACCAAACTTCTTTTTCTATTTCTTCCCAGCTCTTGTCTGCTAAGTGTCTCTTGGCTGGGCGTATGATTGCCAGTGTAGCCGCCAATTGTTGTACCGAAGTAGGCTTCAATTGCTTTAAGAGAGTGTCGTGCCCTGATAGATGAAATACTTTGTCGACGAAGTCTTTGTGCTCCAGTAGTTGCCATATTGGTTTCCTTTCCATAAGTTCTTGTAAATGTGCCTCATCTTTAACATCTTTGTATATAGACACATTTAAAAAATCTAGTTTAAAGTAACCTCTGTCTTCTGCTGTCTTGTGTTCGATTGTAGATATATTATCTACAGGATTGTGTGGTATTTCTGTAGCATACACACCAGTGTTATGTTTCTTACCGCTGTCTAGTTTTGCTACACGGTGTTGTATCTTGTCTAATATAATACTTCTATCAGCAAAATCTATATCAATATCTGGCATTATAAATTGCTCTCCTTTGCTACTTCTTTTACAAGAGCAACATCTGACGGCTGTCTTTGAAACCGTACAGCCCAATGTTTGGGATCAGTAATACTATATATCATTCCTAATTGTTCATCGTTAAACTTACCTAGCATTTCTTTTCCGCTATTACAGTTTAGCACTAGCCAAGGACTTATCTTTCCGTCCTTTATGTGCCACACCGCTCTATTTAAACTTACATAGTTAAAATAATGATTCCATACACTATTGTTTTCTTCAGCCCATTCCATCATAGTCATTACACTACGTTCTAGTGCTGTTTCAACACCTTCTTTACGTATTAGGTTAATTGCATATTTTTCATACATGTCTTCACGACACCAGTGATCAAGTTTAACTCCACTAGTTACTACATAGTCAATATACTTTTCAGGATACAATGGCTTTACGTTATTAATAAAACTTCCAAACTTTACAAATGCATTATAGTAAGAACTTTTACAAAACTCTTTATATGTTTTATCTTTCCTTGCACCTGCACTTAATTTATAAAACTGATTGAATGCATAAAACCCTAACTGTACACGTTTTTCTTTTTGTTGTAAGTGTCTGCGTTTCTGCTCACACATATGGACCAGTAATGTTTTTTCACGAGAATATCCTGTGCCACAGTACTCACATACAAACGGTTTAGGTTTAGAGTTTTGTTGCAATGTCATGTTCTTCCGCGAGTTGTTTAAGTTCTTTTGTTGTAGATATTCTAGCAAGTAATTCAACCTCGTCTGTCTTCATGTTAGGGTACACTTGTTCAAGTAGTTTGATTGCATGATTGTTATTGCCACCTTTCTTCTTGAAACCAATGTATGGGTGAAATTGTATGTCGCCCCAGTTACCACTAGTACACAATAGTTGCCACATTAGTAGTGGATGTCCTTTTTCTTTACCAACACCTATTGTATTAAAATGTTTGTTGTAGTGTTCGTTAACTTTGAATATAGCCATCTCTTGTTTATCACGGCTTCCTCTAACAGCACTAACGTATCTGTTTAACAACCAAAAACTTACAGACTTTTGTTGTTCGGGAGATAGTTCTTTCCAAACGCCTTTGCCGTTTAGATCAATAGATGCTAATACATCTTTTATTGGGAATTTATCTTGTGCCATAAGTCTACATCCTCGGGTGCGTTTATTTCTACTCCATTATATTGTACACTCAAACAACCTATTTGCCAACCGTTTTTGAGCCACCGCAACTGTTCTAGTTGCTCAATATTTTCTTCTTGTGTTACTTCAAGTGTTGAATATTTTTCTAATGCATCTCTTCTATATCCGTATATGCCTAAATGCCAATCGCCATAGCCAGTCATGCCTCTGCCAAACCACAGAGCTCGATCTCCTGAACGTACCATCTTAACTGTATTAGGGTCATCTTGTTTTTCTTTAGGCATCTCTGTAAACGCTGTTGTTACAGAGTGATGTTTTAGATGCCATCCTACTTGTTGTATCGTAGCAACGTCAACATCAGGCATGTCACCTTGTACATTAATAAACTCAGTGTACTCTGATAACAACGGAGAATGTTTTACAGCACCTGCACATCGTTCTGTGCCGTTAGCATATTCATCTACTTCGTCAACCCATGAATGTCTAGTAGGGATTACTTCTGCAATACGCATATCATCAGTAAGCACGTATGTTGGTATCTTAGACGCAATACAAGCGTCATACACACGTTTTATCATGGGAACACCATCTAACATACACAACGGCTTTCCAGGGTAGCGTGTGCTGTTATATCTAGCGGGTATAAGAATAGCTAACGATGTCACGTACCACTCCTTCAAAGTCTTCTAGTCGTAACATATTAGGTCCGTCACTAGGTGCTACATCAGGGTCAGCATGGACTTCCATAAAGAAGGAGTCGATCCCAAGAGCAGACCCAGCACGAACGAGCCCAGGGACATAATTACGATTACCGCCACTAGAGTCACCCTGTCCTCCCGGCTTCTGTACTGCGTGAGTGCCATCCAACACGATAGGCACATCATAATTATCAAGCATATACTGTAGACCAGTGAAATCCACGACAAGAGTGTTATATCCAAAACTAGTTCCTCGTTCAGTTATCCAAACTTCTTTTGCACCTTCAGTTTTACTTAGTACACCTTTCATATCCCAAGGTGCTAAGAACTGACCCTTTTTTATATTTACTATTTTACCTGTTTTACATGCAGCTTTTATTAAGTCTGTTTGTCTACAAAGAAATGCAGGTATCTGTATAACATCAACGGCGTCATCATAATATGCACCAATCTTTAATATTTCATTTTGATTGTGTACATCTGTTAGTGTTTTAATATTTAACTTTTCTTTTAATGTGCGAAAGTCTGCCATCGTTGCAGGCAATCCTTGTCCGCGGATACCAGATGCACTTGTGCGATTTGCTTTATCATAACTTGCTTTGAAATAATACTCAATGCCAAGTTTATCGCACACACGTTTACATTCTTTAGCAATTTCATAACTTTTATCTAGTGATTCGTGTTGACACGGTCCTGCTATAATTCTCACTTGTTACACTCCTGTCTCATCGTCTCTCCTTTGTTTATAATATTCATGTGAGCAATATGCATCACAAAATACATGTTGGTGATCTGGGGTATGATACTTTATTTCAAATACCCTTTCACCACATGTACTACATTTATTCATGACCAGACCAATGTCTACGACCTTGAGCTCGGTTTATTAGATCACTAAACCTGTCTGCTATTTCTCGTAGCTCTTTGCTATCTTGTTCTCTTGCTAAGTCGTGCAACTTAGTTAACATTAAACTGTCATCTACCCATTGTTCGTCACTCATGATTTCTCCCATCCTATTTGTTCCCAAGGAACATCTTTATTTCCGAAATGTCCGTATACGCAATTAGCACTATACTCATGGAAGTTAAACAGATCAAATCTATCAATTATTCCTTTAGGTGTTAGATCAATTTCGTTACGAATAAACTTTTCAATACTTCGATTATATCCGTTGCTGTCAACATAGATGCTAGTAGGTTCTTTAACACCAATTGCATAACTTAGTTGAATCTGGCACCAATCTGCCATGTCATCTGCTACTACATTCTTTGCTAACCAACGTGCCATGTAAGCAGCACTTCTATCTACTTTTGTAGGATCCTTACCACTAAAGGCACCGCCACCGTGAGGAGCAAAGCCGCCATAAGTATCAACGATAATTTTACGACCTGTAACTCCGGCATCACCATCGGGGCCGCCAATAACAAAATTACCAGTAGGGTTAAGATGCCATTTTGTATTCTTATCAACTAAATCTCCTAATACAGCAACTGCTGACTGTTGTGCTAGTGCCGTTGCTAATTCATTTTTGCCTTCGGCGTGTTGTGTGCTGATAACAATTTGATCAACACGTTTTGGTTTGTGTCCTTGATACTCTATACTTACTTGTGACTTTGCATCTGGTCCTAAAAAGTCTACAGTTTTTCTAACAGTATTTAATGATTCTAAAATATTGTGTGCATAATATATTGGAGCAGGCATATATGCTTCATTATCGTTGCAGGCATATCCAAACATAAGTCCTTGGTCGCCTGCCCCAAAGTCGTCTGTACCTAATGCAATGTCCGAACTTTGATTATGTATTTCATTATAAATTTTTAAGTTCTCCCAATGAAAGCCATCTTGTTCATAACCAATTTCTTTAACTTTGTTTCGGACGATTTCTTTTACTTTGTCTTTGCTTACATTAAAGTTCTTTACTTCTCCAGCTAACGTTACCATGTTAGTAGTTACTAGTGTTTCTACAGCAACACGAGTAGTTTCGTCTCCTGCTTTTAGACCAGCGTCAACAAGTGCATCACTAATTTGATCAGCTACCTTATCTGGGTGTCCGTTGCTTACGCTTTCGCTTGTAAAAATATAATTGTTCATATTAACTCCTTACTCAGTTATGTCGAGTTTCTTTAACAGTATAGTATGTTGTTACTAGTTGATCTAATAATTTTTTTAAAGTTGGATAAACTTCTGATAGTTCGCACAATTCTTGCCATTCGGCATAACTTAACAAATCGCCTTGTGCTCTAGCAACCCCTGCTGGGTCACCACCTATAATCCAACGTGGTAATTTATTATGTGGTGCGTCTCTATATCTTGCATATACAACTCCGTCGTTACGTTCGTATATTAGTGCGGCACCTGGTACCATTTTATTTTTCGATTGCGACATCTAGTTTACCTTTTTTATTAACATTATTATAAACTACAATTCCGTCTATGCTGTGTTGTATCATTTCAGTCCACCAGTCTTGGTCTTCAATTATTAAATGAGCATTGCGACCGTCTGATAATCTTTTACGAGCTGGTAGTGTATCGATACGCAACCATATGTACTTGTTAGCAAGTGTATCTATATGATGTAATACTTGCCCAATAAATTCAGGCTCAATGTGTTCTAATACATCGTTGCTGAATACACAGTCTACTTCAGTTGCACCATTTGCATAATAAACTACAGCAGGATCATATCCTGCAAAGCCTGTGTCTGGATACTGTTCTTTTAATTTACCAAGTATAGTACCTTTACCACAGCCGTAGTCGAGTACACTAGAAGGCTTCCATTTGTCCATATAAGTATGAAATTCACCTAAGTCTTTCATCTTGCCGCCAAACCCTTTGAGTCGTGTTTTGTCGGCATGTATTATACGAAGCTCTTCTATGTACTTTTTACTGTACATTACTTAACTGGACTTCCGACTGTACGTCTAACAATATCATCGTGATTAAACTCTGCCCAGTATAGTTCAAATGCTACACCGTCTTCTATTCCTTCAAACTGATGTACTTTGCCTGGCTTTACTTGCATAAAGTCTCCAGGATTTAAAATAGTTTCGTCAACTAATCCTTCTTGATCGTCTTGCCAAACACGTACTAACATCTTGCCTGACTCAACAAAGAAGCCGTTCCATTTAAATTTGTGTTCGTGTTCTGAACATTTAAATCCGCCTTTATATTCAATACGATGAAACTCTAGTACACCGTTTGCGTGAATCAATTCTGTTTGACCCCATATTTTTCCTGCTTTTAAAGTCATGTGTTTCTCCTTATAATAACTGACCAAAGTCTATAACTTCACTTTGTCTGCTTATCTCTTTAATAAAAAATGCACACAAAGGATTGTCGCCTTCTGTAATAGGTATTGAAAGTAACTGTCCGTTCTTTACTTTTGGAAAATACCATTTTACATCTGAGTAAAAGTTAGTAATCTTTACAGTGCCAAAGTCAACTTTAAAACTTGTTAACGGATTAAAGAGGAATGCTTCAAATCCTCTATCATTAATACTTGTTAGTGGTAGTACTTCTAAGTCAGCTCCACTTTCACTATCACCTACTGCAATGCTCCAATCAACTGGCATCATTATTTCTTTTCCATTAATTTCCATTACCATTGCTGGCGCACTAAATGATTCTAAAAAGATCATTGGTACAAAAAAGAAATCAGTGTTACTAGGATCACTGTTATCTAATACAGCAAATCGTATTTCATCTTCAATCTGTTCTGGCATATCGTTTAGTTCAAACGATTTATTTTCTAGCGTTAATATTCTCATATGTTAGTTCCATTCTACTTTTTCTATAGTGAAAGGATATTGTGCTTCCTTATAGAATTTTTTTCGTTGTGTTAAATGTCTCTTCGCATACTTACATGTAGATGTTAAATCCCATATTTGCACGAAGTCCTTGTCCTTTGCCTTTCTTACGCCTCTACCTATACTTTGTATAACCCTAACAAAACTTTTGCCAGGTTCAATAAGTACAAGATTGAAAATTCTAGGAATATTAAGACCAACAGCTGCTACACCATATGTAGCAATAATAACTTTGTTAGTACCTTCCTTAATCTCGTCGTATGTTTCTTTTCTGTCTTTAACCTTAACTGTGCCACTAACAAATGTGCTACCAGGAATAAGCTCTGCTAACTGTTGTCCTGCACTAATTCTATCTACTAATATTAAAGTATTGCCTGACTGAGAAACTGTGTTTAATAATTTGCCTATATATTCTAATCTATTACTATCTGTTACTAGATATTTTAATTCTGATTGATAATCTCTGTGTTCAACAACATCGATTAACTGTACTACATTAACATGACATTCAGCAAGTACGCCTTTGTCTTGTAATTCTTTTGCAGTAATGTGTCCAATAACTGGTCCAATACTTGCATGTATACTTTCAAACTCAAACTTTTCTTTTGGAATAGTTCCAGTAAGTCCCCAACGTATTGGAGCATTACGTAAGTTTTGTGTAAGTAATTTTTTTAATACTTCTGCTTTTGCTTGGTGTACTTCGTCAATAATAATTGTGCTTACACCTTCTAAAAATTCAGCAAGACTCAGCACAGCAGAACCATCTTTAGTTTTCTTATCTAAGATGTTTAAGCTCTGCCAAGTACAAATAGTATGAGTCTTGCCAAGTTGTTTCCTATCACCAAAGTATACACCGACGTCGAGTCCACAGTTTATATAATCCTCTTCCGTTTGTTCAACAAGAGATTTATTTGGCACAATTACAAGACTACGTCCGTAAGGCTCACTGATATGACTTAATGTTGCTGTGGTAATAGTTTTACCTGCACCAGTTGCAATCTGTTGCAAGCTCTGCGGATTATCAAGGAAGTTGTTGATGGCTTCAACTTGGTAATCACGTAGAATAATGTCTTCACCTTCTGCAGGGTGACCTTCGGGCCATTGGACGCCTCGATCCTTCCAGTAATCTTTTGTTACTGGGGTGAAGTTTAATTGTATAGGATGTCTTTGATCTACAATGTCTACTATTTCAACATTTTCTTTTTGTAATATTGAAACTACTGTGTCTAAATGATTAACATAACCTGTACCACCTATACCAAAAAATGCAACCTTGCCGTCCCAACGACCTAGTTTATATTGCGGCATATACCTTGCATACGGTACTTCAAACTTCAATGCATTTGATAATTTACGGCGTACATCTACATCTAAACCTTCCAGTTTAATGTTTACTTCGTCTTGTATTATTAATCTACAACTCATATTTTTTCTACTGTACTTCCTCTCCAAACTACATCGTTGTCGTAATGCATTACTAAATCAAGAGCACCTAAATAAGTTTCTATCTTAGGTGGTTGCCTTGATTCAGTTGTAATGCCTGTGATTGGCACCCAGTCAGATGTCAATAACGGTTTTGGAACTTTATTATTACTAATATACACTATTTTGGTATTTTTGTCAACCGGATTGTTTAAATTATTCTCTTTGATATAACGATTAAACTCTACTGCATCAGGTTCTTTATTTTCTAATCTAAACATAACAGACATATTATCACTTGGTATGATTCCGTTAAATGCTCTATTAAATTCGTAAAGCTCGTCTCTTGCATACTTTTCATTTAGAACAATTACTAATGGAAAGCGAAATAATTCTAGTATAGTTTCTACTAAATTATGAATAGTAAATTCAGATGGCTTAACTAAGACGTGTGTTTGTTCTCGTTGAATTAATCGTTTAGTTAATGGTAGTAAAGATTTTAAAGTTTGTTCTAAGTCATTTTGATCAAAGTGAGATAGGCCTAGTAATTCTCTTCTATCATAAAACTTATATAAGTTATTAGGCGTTGGTTCTCCTAACGCTGACACAACGTAGTTAACACCGTTCTGATGTAAGTTCTTAAGATTAAAATTATATATACCAGGAATATAGTTGTTCTTGTTTTGCATTATTTCTGTTATTTTCCTATGTTGGTTAAGTAATTGCTCCTCAATATCAAAGTGCGAATTTTTAAATTCTTCTACTATTTGATAGATAGCAGATTCAGTTAGTTGGAACGAATGTACCTTTTCAAGTTTATCGTATCCAAGATGCACAACATTGTTTTTTAAATTTTCTTTTTTAGCAATTAATTTTTTACTAAAAACAAATCGTACACCAATATAAGGTTCATCCTGCCCGTTGTCAATTACTTTGATCCATTTTGCTCGATCTAACCTTCTTAACGGAATTCTTAATGTGTTAATACATTCATTAAGATCTATATTGTGTTCTACAAATTGTGATTGATATGTTCCTGTTAATTTTTCTTTAACAGCTTCATATTGACGATCTGTAAAACCAATACCTCTAAAAGTTTGTCTAGCAATACTACCTAGAAAATTAACATCTGGCGATTCAACATCGAACTTAGGACCTGTATGTAGTCCTATTAATAACTCTAAGCAATCTTCGCAAGTTTTCATGGGTATAGTTCTCCTCAACTAATACATATATTTTATAACAAAATGCTTGTAAAGTCAAGAAGATAATTGGTTTAATAAGTGATTTAACGGAATACCTTGTGCTATTTCATCTATAGTATGTTCAGTGTGTGCATACTCTTCAAGCCATTCTTGCCTTGCACCCATGTGTGGATCTTCAATATCTTCTAATGATGCATTAGCAACATTCCATGCTAAACTTGATGGTCCTACAAATGCAGGTACACCGTTTATAATACTGTGTATGCCTGGATTACTAGACCAACTTACTGTAGCCCATATGTTGTCAAACTTCATATCAAAGTCGTCATATGTGCCTGTAAGTTTACGTGGGTCTTGCCTTAATACATTTTTAAATTCGTGTTCTATATGAGGCAATGGACATCTAGGATGAGGCCTAAATATTATAGGACGATTTGTATATTGTTGTATTTCTGTAATAGTCTTTTGAACCCATTGGCTCATTGGAGGCATGCCTGCCCATTGCAGACTCTTGTCGTGTTGCCCACAAATAAGAATATATTCGCCTTCAGTTCGCCAAGGTTTAAGTTCTAAGCCAAAGCGTTTAGCACGATTACTACTTCGAGTAGCATTGCCAAAATAAGCATCTTTGTTAATGCCATTTAATCCAACCTTCCATGTTGTGCCTCTTTTTATGCCGCCTACTTCTAATACTATAACCGGTCTATCTAATAAACGATTCTGTTCCCATACCGTCTTGTTTTGTGCCATCCGTCCGTTCCAAAGAACACTCCATATAACGGCAACGTCATAGTTTTCATAATGCGTCATAACTCTATAGGGCTCATTATATATGACTGTATGGCCAGCATCGGTCACACTTTTGGCAAATGCTTCAAAAATTGGCTTGCTATTTAGTGCGCCATAATCAGTGTAGAGACAAAAAATCATTGTTAAATACCTTATATAGTATTTAAGAGGATTAACGAATGACTGACATAACTGTGGTTACAACTTTTCACCAACCAGGACTAACATTATACGGACAAAGATTTTTAGATAGTTTTGCAGAAAAAGTTGATAGTAGAATTAAGTTACTGGTATATGCTGAGGACTGTAACCCTATAAATCCTAATCCAGAACAGATTACGATACTCAACGCAAAAGAAGCATTGCCTAAACTAAATGCTTTTAAAGAGCGTTGGAAAGATGTGCCTAAAGCAAACGGCATACCTCCACAAGATATTAAAGCACGTAGACCGCGTGATCACCATAAAGCATTTAAGTGGGACGCTATACGCTTTGCTAATAAGACATATGCTGTGTATGACGCTTGTGAACGCTCTAAGGGCTGGTGTGTGTGGATGGATGCAGATACGTTTGTACACAGTAATTGGTCATACAATGAGTTTAAAGAATGCTTACCAGACAATCAATGGATTACATATGTTGGTCGAGGCAAAGGATCACAGACATGGCCAGAGTGCGGATTTTATGGAATGAATCTTAATCATCCTGTGTGTCACGAGTTCTTAAAAGAGTTTGAACGTGTATACGAACAAGCAGAAGAAGGTATATTTTTATTAGAAGAATGGCATGACAGTTTTGTGTTTGGTAATATTCTAAATAGATTTAAATCAGACTTTCCTAATGCATTTGATTACAGTGCAGAAATGTATCTTCGAGAAGCAAAAACAGGCGGTGGCGGACATCCGTTAATTAATACTATACTTGGTAAATGGATTGATCACATGAAAGGTGATCGTAAAAATACAGGAAAAAGTTTACCTAAAGATATTATGGTTAATAGAACTGAGTCCTATTGGACTAGGAGATAAACTGTCTCATATGACGCCAACAAGATCCGTTTGTTAATTCACTAAATTTCCAATGCATCATACTAATACGTTGTAACCAACGTTCTCTATCATATTCTAATGGCTTTTCAATATGTTTAAAGTCTGTGTTTGATACTTCAGAACACTGACTATTTCTCGGATCAGTTAAGAAACAATGATAGCCGTTTATAATAGGCCCAACAGCTGCACTACTATTGTGATTAACTACTGCCCATGCATTAAGCATGTCTTGTTCGTAAGGTGTACCAATCTTTGATATTGATATCGACGGCTGACCTTTTAAGTTAGCATGTAGAGTTTTTAAATAATTCTTTGCAAATCGATCACCAGGGTGCGAACGTATAATAATATGTCTATCTGTATAACGTCTTATATTAGCAATAGTCTTTAGTGCCCACGTTTCTACATTTAGTCCGCCCATACTCCAGCCGCCATTTCGTTGTAACATTAATACAATATGGCCGCCTGTTAATTTATATGGTTCTAATTTTATTCCTGTATCTTGAGATATTTGTGTCCACCGTGTAGGATCTATTTCGCTATCACAATATTCTCCTGTACTAGGAAATACACCGTTAAAACTGTAACGTAAATATCCATGTGGGTTTGTTTTATCGTGATACAAAAATAAATTGGCATCTGCTGTAGCAGAATGCTTGCCAGTAAGTTTTTGTGTTTTTATAATTGTTTTACGTAGACGCAAATGCTCAGTAGTAGTTTTGTCATAGACCCAACCTTGAATCATACCAACGTCACAATCTATTAAGTTATTTTGATCATGCAAAATACCAATGTCGCCAGCGGCATTAACACCGTTAACAAATTGTCTTAACAATTCAGGTTTTTGCAGGTTTCTGTTTCCAGCAGGAACAGTTTTCAAATAACTTACAACTTTCATGAATTAAGTAACTTCCAGGCAGTGCCTGTTCTTAATTCTTGTGCTGTAAATTGACAGTATGATAAATGTGCCGCATACCTTATAACATCTTCTTTTTCAGGTACTTCTGGTCTTACAACATCACGTAAGTTATTACTACATAGTACTGAAGCTGCATTTGGTGCTAGTGCAATAGCAGGTATGCTATGTAGTACAGCTTCTGTTGCTGCAATACTGTTATACGTTACAAGGCATGACGCTGTATCAAGTGCGTCCCATATTGTATCTGTAGTAACACGTATACGTCTGTCTGGTTTCTTTCTAATTTCAATTGGTGCATTAGTTAAAGTTTTAATTGTGTCAACAGTATTCTTTAACCACTCGTCTAAGTTTTCTCCGTAAAACTTCATTACCTTTTCGCTTGGCGGACAAATTAAAATCTTCTTATTATTTTTTCTAGGCTTACGCCATTTCCAATTAAGTTTGCCAAGTCGATCTAAATCTCGATCAACAATAGGACCTAAGTTTTGTAGATTATTTCTTGTGACTCTGTGGTAGTCTTTACGTGATCCCGGTTGTAAATAACCTGTATCAATTGCATAATAATCTACTTTATTTTCTATACAATACTTTAATGCTTTCTGACTTCCACCGCCTAGACCTCTTATAACTAAGGTGTTTTTAGTGCCTTCTTGCAAGTTGAACTCGCTAATGTTACCACCACACCCTATAATGAAATCTTGCAAATAAGGATCATATTCTAATCCTTTCTTGTCAAGATCAAAGTCGTCTGCGCCGGGTGCGATAGCCGCTACTTTTACTCCCATTCTTTTCTCCGTTATATGTTTAATTGTTTCTTTTGATTTGTAAATTGCTTCTGTTGGGTCTATAAGATTTTGTAAATAGGCATTTAGTAATGTTTTAGTTTCTTTAGGCAATGTTAATTCGTCTATCTCAACTGTTCTATTTTTTAAGTCTTTTACTTCTTGAGTAAGTTCTTTAACTCTATCTTCGTACATAGCCGCTTGTGCTTCATACCATTCTTTACTAAATGGACAATTACGATATTGATCAAACCAAGGACCACCTTCAGTGTAATGTAATGCTTTTGGTTGTCCGTCACGTACAGGCTTATACCAACCAACTAACCAATTCCATTCGTGACTAATCTTTCCTATTTTGTCATCAGTAAGCCAACTAAATCTATGCATATACTTGCCGTCTATAGTAGGATCGTTAACTAACTCTTTGTCAACAACTTTATTATCAGGATGACCGCAATTCCATAATACAGCACTTGACCAGTTTTTACGTGGATAGTTAAGTTGTTTTTGTCCGTCCATCTTTTCTCCTTCTTTAGGAGTATAGTCGTGATGAACACACATAACAGCATAATTATCATTAACCTGATCAAACAATTCTTTAATGTCGGTCAAGAATAAAAAGTCACAGTCAATAAACAATGCCCAGCCTCTGTGACCCATTAAGTCTGGAACTAGGAATCTAGTAAATGTAAATTCTGTACTAGCCAGTGCATCTTCTTCTCGCCAATACATATTATCTCTTACAAGGTTATGTCTTTTTAACGGCACAATTTTAACTGGTACTGTTGCATGTTTTAGTATGCTTGCCTTACAAACCTCAAAAGCAATAGGCTCTCTAGAGTCCCAGCCTACATAAACTTTTAACGGTTTTTGTTTTTTTATTTTATCTTCGCTCAATGTCTTCCTCCACGCATTCAGTACCATACTGTATTTCAACTAGTGTTAACGGTTCTGTTGTTTCATTTGCTAACTGATGCCACATGCCTTGCGGTATATGTAAGCTCTCGTGTGTTCTATATGTTCCATATAAATCTACATCAGTTGATGTATCTAAAGTGTAAACGGTTGCTGTACCTGTACTAACAAACCAATGTTCACTCCTGTGCTGATGCCGTTGCATAGATAATTTTTGTCCTGGATCAACTGTTAATTCTTTTACTTTTACTTCTTTTCCATTTTCATGTAACACTCTATAGTACCCCCAATTCCTATCTGTTTTAGGTTGTTTCCATTCGTCTAATATCCAGCTACTACTATTTTGCTTGTCAGTGCCACCGACACCAAATACAAAATCTACATAAGGCATATCGCCGTATGTTTTCATTTCTGGGATATTATCGTTAGTTCTATCTCCGCCGTTAGCAAAGATTACTTTAGTTCCACTACCGTGTGTACTCAACGTGTGGAAGATTGCATGACAAGCAGTATTGTCGCTGTCATCAAATCCAATTACTTTATCAACAATGGATAGTTCTCTGATGATAGAAATGCGTTCTTCGAAAGACATAAAAGGTCTGCCTTTCTTTCGAGTTAACCATTCGTCTGAGTTAACTCCTACAATTAGTTTTGTTCCTAATTTTTTTGCTTCTTTAAAATAAGCAATATGTCCGGAGTGAAGCGGGTCAAAGCCGCCAGTTACTAATACGATGCGTTCCATGCTAGTATTTAGTGCGTACTTAATGGTAGGAACTATATTATGGTGTTATTCCCAACCGAACACATAATCCTTTCTTACATTAGTAAGCTCAACAGCACCGTGGTCTTTTAAGAATTTACCTGCACAATAATTTGTATCTGGGTGTTGCTCACAAACTACAATTGGCTTATATTTTAGCAAGGTATCTATTGCACCTTTAAGTATTTCAAGTTCATAACGCTCACAGTCAATCTTAACTAGCCCGAACTTTGGTAAATCAATGTCGTCTAGACGTCGAACATTAATAGATCCTTCCCCTTCGATAACATGACTAGCACCAGTATTATGACTGTCATACTTCATATCAATAGTTGAATTTTTATTACCTAATGCACACTTATGTATTTCAACATTTAATCCTTGAGTGTTTTTTTCTAAGCAAGAATATACTTGTTCTAAAGGTTCAAATGCAATAACTTTATTAAATTTTCTAGTTAAGGGTTTAGCCCAAAGCCCAACGTTTGCTCCAATATCTAAACATACATTAAAGTCAGTAACATGTTGATAAGCTGCTTCTCTTACATCATCTTGATATTCAGGAGGGCCGCCTCGACGAACTCTTTTCTTAATCAGTCTTTCAAAATGGTCGTCAGTTGACGGCATCCAGTATTCAAATACTTGCTTCATAACTTTTCCATTATTACAATATATTTTACAACATTAATAGGTGGACCTTTTTTTGGTTGTGCAACATGATCCATTATATCTTCGTGTATAATTTTCCAATCAGATATTGCTTGTATCTTACGTTTCCACCATTTAGGTTTTTCAATAATTAGATGTGCATTACGTCCGTCGCTTAATGTTTTCTTTGCAGGATGACATGCTATTAAATGATATTGATATCTAGTAGAACGCTTACATAGGTCTTGTAATGTTTCGTCAATTAAATGTTCTTCAACATGCT